TTTATCATCAATCCACCATCTTTCTTGAGCTAATTTTTCTTTAGTTGCATCTCTCATTTGATAATTCTTATGAGACATACACTTATTTCTTATACTTTTTAATGGAATAAAAGCATCTGAAGCAATAATTCTGTTTATTAATGCAGTTTCACTCATTTCTAAAGAAAACATAGCTACACGAACACCACTAAGGATGTTGTTCTTGAATATTTCAAGTGCTAATGAAGTTTTACCCATAGATGGAGCTGCTGCAAGAATTACTAAATCATGAGGCTCGAATCCTGTAATATGTAAGTCAAGTTCAGTAAGATAAGATTTAATAAAATGTGTTGTATCTTGATTATCTTGATAATCAATAGCTTTATCTAAGGCTTTATTAACGTCAAATTCTTCAACTTCTCCCATTTCTTGAATCTCAATTATCTTTTCAGATATAGAACCAAGAATTAACATAGGGTCAATCATATCATTACAACTTTCATTTACTTTATCTGATAGTAGCATTAAGGCTCTACGTCTTGCATATCCATTAAGTAATTTAATATGCTCAAGTAGGTGCTCATCATTGTCAATACGTTCACATATTTCATTAAGATGAACGATTAGATCAAACCCTATCTTTTTTTTCATTACATAGTCAACATATTTTTTACTTACTAAATAGTCTGTTACCAGAACTATATCAACTTTTGAGTCATTTGATAACTCTCTTACCGCACTGTAGATGTACTTACATTCTATTGTAGAAAATTCATGAATACTTAGTTGGTCTGCGACCTGATAATAAGTATCTGGAAAATTAATAAAAGTAGCAAGTACAATTTCTTCTAAATCGACATTTGATTGTCCAATAAAGTTACTCTCTGTAAAAAAATCTAATTGTTCACTCATTTATTTATATGTATTAAAAATCAAAGAGCACCGAAGCACCCTTTAATTGTTTTACAATCCTATTGGATTTGTTTTTCCTGTTTCTAAATTTATGTAATATCCTCTATGTACTATAGAATAGTCTTTAAGAACTTTCCATAATAGGTTTAACCCCATATATGAAACAATAGGATTAATAAACAAGTCTTGTTTCTCGATAGCTTCTGCTATAGAACAACTTGGTTCATTATCATCCTTAATACTCTTTAAGTCAAATTCTTTATCTACTGTGGGTAATTTTCTTACTGTATCAAATTTTTTAGACTTTGGTTGTTCAGTACTTCCTGAACTACCAAGTATAACTTGTCCTGATTTAGCAGAATTACCTAAGTCTAACCAATAATAAGGAACTTCCCAATCTTTTAAGGTTTTCTTATCTTTCCAAACATGTGATATTTTCTGTCTTGCAGAAGCTGTATCAACACAACTTATTACGATATTAGTAGATGAGTATTGCTTGTAATTATACTTACAATTCTCATTTAACCAACCAGTACCATAGAATCTATTGATTCTTGTAATCAAGACCTCAGCTTTATATCTTCCAATATCTGTTTGGGAGAATAGTTGCCTACCTTGATTCGCTTCTGTTACTTTATCATCATCATATAAACAGACTAATAAGCCCGGTTTACCTAATGCTTGTAGAGTAACGTGCATTCTTGCTAATCCTTGAACTACTTGTGAACCATTACCACCTGCTCCTATCACATTAACTGTAATTGGATGAGGTGTGTTAATTAAGTAGTCAGGAGTATAGTGTATCTTCTGTTTCATTTATTATATACACATTTTAAAATACCTTCATTAGCTTGTCCATCCCATATAAACCAAACATCTGTTTCTGTTTTATGGTATCTTAAGTGAATTGCATTCTGTCCTAAATGTTCAGAGCCATAATCGTTTACCTCTAAATCATCTGTACTGTTCTCAGGTATTTGTGAATACCTATAGTCGCTTCCTACTTTATATTCTTTCATACTCCTAATTTTTCTTTAATTTTATTACTTTCTGGACTCTCCAATAGTTGTTGAGTAGGAAAAAATGGTGCTCCATTAAGGGCATCCCATAATCTATATAAGTCAGATTTAGACTTACTTACTACTCCTTCCATATTGTGACTAAATTTACTATTCCAAAATCCATATTCAACTTTTTCTATGAAATCTTCATAGTACTGAACATCTTTTGGCCATTTACCACTACCCCAACATACTGAACCACTTCCACTAACATTAGGAAATGGTGCAACATATAGTTTAGTCTTATTGTTTATGGTATTACTCTTTAAAGCAAATACCGATAAATGGTCGTTTTTAGCCAACCAAAGCATAGCAGGAACAGGAGCCGTCATATCACGCAAACCAACAGTCTTTGTAAAAGACATTTTTACTGATTGTGGTTTGCTTATCCAAGCGACTAAAGTGTTTCCAGCAGTATTTCTTACAGTAACAACATTCTTAGGTATCATTCCTTTAAATTGAAGCCTATCGGTAACGTCAACAGACATAGTGTCCATTATATCAACGATAGTTTGTTTCATCAATGGATGACTTGCCCCGAAAGACAAATCATCATTAATGTTCCCTGACTCCAAATAATAAGAATCTCCTGACCTATGAACTGTTATAAACTGTACGGGTTTGTATAATTTTTCTTGTATTTCCATAATTATTCCCACTCACATATTTGTTTATGATAAATATCAGTACCGGTGTCAAACCAATGTTCAAGCTCTTTCCCGAATAACTCATATTTCTCGTCAAAATGATTGATGTAGTTATCTTCTTGTAGTATAATAAAGTTTCGTGGTTCAATAACTCCAAATTGACCTGCATGCTCATTAAGAGCCATTTCAATTCCTTGTTCCCAATATTCACAATTAAAATTCCACTCAAACTTGAGGAAATCCATTGCTGTTACTGGTGTGCCACATTCTAACTCTTCTTCTGTTACAAAAATTATATCAGAAAGAACTACATTATTATGATTAAAGTATAGATTCATACCCTGTTTAGCCCAATCAAGTAATGTTTTATACATTTCGTTTCTTGGGTTATAGGTGTTTATCTGATTCATTAACCAATCTTCATCAATCATTTTATAGATATCGTTTATCTCATCTAAAAGGAGATGTCCGACACCATCTTTTGCTTTTACTTCACATAAGAACTTGTTGTCATAATATGATTGAAGTTGCATTACTTCTTCCTTAGAGCAATGCTCAAAGAAATCTTTTGAATAGTGTTTAAAGTCATTTTCATCTTCATCTTCATTCTCCATGAATCCTGATAAAAAATATTCTTTAGCCATTTCTGCAAATCCATCATCGGGTCCATCTATCTTATACTTTCCTTTGATTAGTGATATTACATTTCTAACTATAACAAACAGCTTAGGATTCTCTCGTTTCAATTTCAATAACCATTTTAATGGCATTGCATTTTGAGAAGAGAGTAAATCTTGCTCTATATGTGATGATACACTAATGGTATTATCTCCATACCTATCAACATCAATAGTTGTATTGCAGTTTTCTGGTAGCAAATCATTTATCTTATTCCTTATAAGAGATACAATTTTGTTAACTTCCATATCTTGAGTGAATATTAAGTCATTCTGATAATCAGGATGATTCTTTAAGCACTTGTATAGGTTAGCTACAAAATTATTGCGTACATCGAAGCTACCTTGCTTCAACTGTACGCATAATTCATTGTAAAACTCTTTCTTATCTAAGGAATGTGGTCTATTTGATTTGACTGTATCAACTGCCTTTCTTGGGGTTCGTTTTGGTTCACGAGGTACATAAATTCCCTCTCTTGTGCCAATACCCTCCCTAGAGATTGATGGAAACTTTCCAATTTCTCTCCTTTTAACGGCTGTAATTCCTGTTTGCATAATTGGTCTATAATGTTTAAGTTATTATCCATTACCCTTTTACACCAACAGTTTTACCAAATTCAAATACTATCTCATCATTTTCAATAGATGGGCCTTCAAGTGATGCATTAGTCAATTCGGGATATTGTCCTGAATAAAATTGCATTACATCTTTAGGTCCCATAATTGGGTCTGGATCTGATAATGTAAGTTTTCCGTATTTGAATACTCTTTTTAGTGTTTTAGCTTCAAGATTCATAATAAAAATTGTTTACTGATTCAACTTGGAAGTTAGCTTTATCGTCTAACTCATCTTGTAATACTTCTATCTCTGCCTCACTCATTGGATTAGAATGAACAATACGATTGTTTTCTATTTCTAATTTATTAGGAGATTCAGGTAGTTGTTCCTTTACTTCTTCAATAGCTGAAAAAATATCTACTTGGTCTTTAGGCTTTAATGCTTCTTTAGCATCTTTAATGCTATTAGATAGCTTGTTTATAGCTGGAGTACCTGGAGTAAGAACAATAGCTTTAGCTAATTCTTTTTCAGCTTTATCTAATTCTTTAGCTTCAAATAAATCTTCAGCTTTTCTTACAATCTTATCAGCTTTATCTTTATTCTTCTTAGCTTCAGCTTTAATAGCATCTTTAGCTTTGTTATCTTCTGCTAATTTATCAGCACCTTTTTCAAAATTATCAATTTCAATAACAATACCTGTAACTTTAGTCATTGGTTCTTTAATAGCATTGAAAAACTCTTCGTCAAGTTCCTTAATAGTACCTCTAATAACCATTGGCTGTACACTATCTTTAGCATTGTCTTTAATTCTTGGTTGTGGTAACAATGATACTATTACAGTATCTCCTGAACCTTTAGCAACCGTTAGTGTTAAATTCATAGAGCCAAGAAATGGCGCTATGGTAGCGAAAATATTTGTTTTCATACGTGTTGGATTAATTAATAACTTTCAGTGTAAATATATGTAAAATTCAATTAGCACCGAAGTACTAATTGAAGTATTACAATCTTAAGCCCCTTACACTGTGTGTGTTTATAGTCTAACGCTCTCTAACGCCCAGCTTTATATTTTATCATCAGTTGATTGTAACCACAAGCAAACACAAAACAAAGAAGAACAAACTAATCTTTTTCAATTATGTTTTGATTAACATAAGCTAATAGTAATTCAGACAGTTCATCTTGAATTGATTCAAGCTTTTGCATTTGATTAGGAGAAATATCTCCATTTTCTAAATGAAATTCGTCAACTAATTCACTAAATAAATCATCTAATGATTCTTGAACTGCTTCATCTACTGCTTCTTTATCTGTCATAGTAATTGTTTCTAATTCACAATGTAATGCAAGTTCTTCTAATGGTATTCTACCATTGTTAGACGAGTAATATCCTTGCCTACTATAGTTTTCTACCCATTTTTCTAAGGCTTCTCCAGCTTCGGTTTTTGTACTATAATAACCGCTTCTTGCAATAGAGATACCATCCGGTGATTTAACATCATATTTTGTCATATATATATAGTTTTGTTTTTTTAGTATAAATAAATTGAATTTCTTCTTTATCTATTGGATCTGGTGGACCGAAATCTCCGTAAACCATCCAATGTTTATTTTTTCTTGGATTGTATTCTAATAGATATGGATGTTCATCATCTATGCTAAATAATTCAATATCTTCTTTAACGTAGCTTCCAACACATATCCAAGCACAAGGTTCTTTATGTGCTCCATTCAGTATTTTCTCAGCTTGAACTACCCTATTATAAAGATAGCATGTTCTTAAAATAATAGTAAACTTAGAAGGGTCAATGTATTCGACTATTTTTCCTTGTTTACTATTACTTATGTATTCTCTTACTTGCCACCATCCGCAATGTTTACCTCTTCCAAGGTGCATGCGAATGGTGTACATATAGTTATTATTAGACATTATTTTGAGTAATGTTTTTTACTGTAAAGTCATGATCTCTTAAATCAACTATTCCTCCATTATATTCTCCCCATGAGCAATTACTCATACGGTGTCCTTGAGAAGTTATAAATTCTTCTATTTGTTCAGAATCAAATTCTTTTGGAACATTATAAAGATATAGTCCATTTACGCTTAAATCAATTACTGCTATGTTTATTAACATAATTATAAATATTTATTATAATAAGCTTTATGAGCTTGTTTTTCGTATTCATGGTCGGAGTTATCTCCTCTTGGATTAGAAATGTTATCTTCTCCACAATTACCACAATACGCTGGGTTAGTGTTTTCTTTATCTTTTCCTAAATTGTCGTAACAATTAGGGCATCTTAAATCTGCCATAGTTATTCTATTTCTAATTTTATTATACCTGTACCATCACAGGTATCACATTCTTGCGATACATAGTTACTTAAATGTTGAGTACCATCTTCGCAGTCTGGACATGCTATTTCTTCATTCATACTCTTTCTTTGTCAGCTTCATGTATTCTTGTATTATCTTCAATTTTCTTAATTAGCTGATTTATTTCTTGTTTAATAAAGTCTACGGTAAACAATGGTCTTTTACCATCTTTTTCCATATCTTCTATTATTTTAACTGAAGCATCACGTTCAGTACGTAATGATTCAATTATCATATAAGCTTCTCTTCCATTAAACAATTTAGTTTCTTTTAAATGATAGTCTGGTGATTGCATAATTATAATTTTTAAATTCAATCAGCACCGAAGTACTGATTAAATTATTAAATTTTTTTCACTAAGTGATAAATCTTTCTTAGCTCAACTTTTTCTCCTTCAGTTAACTCTTTTCCAAGTCTTTCTATTAGAAATAAAACTTCATTTATTTTTGTTTTCTTACTTTTAGTTTTATTTTTCTCTAACTCAAATGGTATGTTATCTGTTAAATCCCATTCTATTACATTTCTGTTTGTTATAGAACATTTTTTAACTCCAACTTCATAGATAACACCTAATTCTCTTAGTTCTGTAAATCTTGCTCTGGATTGTGAAATAACATTACTGCTTGTTAGCATTTTTGAAAAAGCCTCCCCGCTTGAGCAGGGAGCTGATTTTAAAATAGCTTCATAAACTTCCAATCTTCTTTTAGATAATAAGCCTTCAGCTTTAATTTGATTATAACAATCTATACTCGTTTGTCTCATAACTATTATGTATTAAATTAATCCTTCATCAGTAAAGCTAAAAAAACTTTCTTCTGTTATTATTAAGTGATCAAGTACTGTAATATCAAGTAACTTTCCACAATCTATCATTTTATTAGTAAGATTAATATCAGATTGACTTGGCTTTAAATTACCTGATGGATGATTAAGTACAAGTATTACACTTCTTGCATTACACAATAAACCATGTTGAAATACAGTCTTAGGGTCTGCAATAGTTCCTGTTAGACCTCCTAATCCAACTATTGTAAAACCAATAGTATTGTTAGCTGTATTTAGATATACACACATAAAGGCTTCTCTGTAATCTATTTGTACCGGAAATACTTTCCTTACAAATTCACTTAAAGCTTGAGAAGAACCTATCTTCATCCTATGTACATCATCTTTCGTAGTGTATACTGCTTCCAGTTCTTTAGCAAATGATTTTAATTCCATAGTTTTTAGTTTAAAGTTAAGCGTTCCATTCTTCGTATATATGCCGAGTACATCTCGTGCATTTATGGGTTGATACAGCTGAGTATTGTTCAGTGTATTCATCCTTGTAATTGCGCCTCATTATGCACATCCACTTATGTCCAAATATTTTACATATTATTTTTTTCATAATTATATATTTTAAATTTCAATAAGTACCGAAGCACTTATTGAAGATTGTATTTTTCTCTGTATTTCTGATAAGTGAACGGTGTTAGTCCAGGGTGTACCTTAGCTAATTCCTCGTATGGCCTTTGCCATTGGAATATTCCTAATACAATTTGAGCTTCACGTTTCTTATCATAGTACTCTGGGTTGCTTACAACCAATGGTTTCCAAGTCTTGAATCTTGCTAAGAAATGACTTTCAGACTCCTTAGCCTTTAACCAAGCTAAGAAGTCTGTTGCCTCTTCTTTAGTCATTACATTTGATCTAACAATATCTGAAAATCTTCATCATCGTCTTTTCTGATAAGGTTCATACCTTCTCTTTCAAACGTAGCTTGAAGCTCTGTTGACATATCAATACCTCTCAAAGCTATTTCAGCCAAATAAGGATATAGTTTATCAGTCAAGTTCTCAAGCATTTCGTTCAGCTGGTCCTCATCAAACATATCCTTTTCGCCATACATGGCTGTTCGGAATTTGTCCTCAACGACTTCACATCTGAGTTGTTTCTTTATTTTGTTAACACCTCTCAGCATTAACTTAATCATACTCTGTAAGTGGGTATCGTCCATCTCTGAGATAAACAATCTACTTCCATCTTTTGTTACGTGTACTCTATTCATTACTGATATCTATTAATTGATTCTCCAAAGATGGATGCTCCATCTATATAAATACCTTTCCAAAAGAATATTACTCTGTTTTTCTGGATAAGCGGTTTAACCCACAAAGCAGGACTGTCAAACAAAACACCGTTTTCTATCAAAGAAACAGAAGGTATTCTAATCTTTGAAATTTTAGTCTTGCTTATAACTTTAGTCTTGCCAAAGTTATTCCTAACAGTCTTTTTAATAGTCTTGTTTTCAATCATACAGCCTTTCTTAGTGGCTTTTATAATTAAATTGTCAAATAGTACTTTAGCAATCTCCCAATCGCTTAAATCACATTCTTTTCTAAGTCTTTCTGAGCTTTTAAACCCTTTTTCTTCTAATAATTGTGCTAATCGTGCCATAATCCTCTGTTTTTTATTAGTTGTTGGTATATGTGTTAAATTGCAGAATATTTATATAATATCTCTGCATAAAAAAGAGAGGCTAATACACCTCTCTATTCTTCTTCTTGTTTTCGTTGTAATAGTTTACATTAAATAAAGTAAACTTATCAGCTATAAGATCAGACTCCCTCCAATTTTTAAATACGTATATCCCTACCTCATCTGGATATAGATACATTTTTTCTAAATATTGGTAATTGTTTTTAAGTTCTCCTGAACTTTTCTTACGTTCTACATGCTGGCTATACTTATACAGCTTTTCATTCCATTCTCTACATATAATAGAAATATAGTAGTATTTTACTATAAACATTATTATATATCCAACAGGAATTGCCATTGATAGTATACAGCCTAAATAAATTATTTCTCCACTCATTTTTTTTAAGTTTTTTAATTGTAAATAATAATCCGAGTCTTTCTAATACATGAACAAGCTAAGTATTCATTATCCTGTCGGTAATTAAGTATTGTTCGTATTTAATATGGTATTCATACACATAGTAATTCAGCAAACTATCGGTATTCAATTTTAAAAAAAAAGATACACATCCGAGTAGGATGTGTATCTGTAAATTTAAGCTGATTCAATAGACTTTAAACGCTGAAAATTATCAGGTTTGCAGTTTAATGCTATAGCGTCTTGTGCTGAAATAGGCTTTCTAATCTTAAGGCTATATTTAGAACCAACTAATTTAGAAAATATTGCAATAACTTGGTCGCAATAAGCTTTTCCGTCTGCTACTTTAACGCAGTAACGAGCAGTAGATTCATCATCATCTACCCACATAAAGTCAATATCTTCTCCGTATTCTGCTCTAATCCCCTCTAATTCTTCTTTAGTTTCAAAGTAGATAGGTTGTCCGTCAGCTCCATTGACTACAGTAACTGCATCAGGTAATTGTCCAAATGCTGTCTTAGCTTCTTCATTATCTGAATGAACAAGTAAGTAAACAAGCTTTTGTAAAGATTTAGTTAAGAACGTAGCTTGAGAAGTTCTTAAGTATTCATCGTGTCCTTGTTGTCCAGGAGCTGTTGCATCAAAAGTAAATTTTACAGATTGAGTGCCTTTTGCTGATACGTGGTTAGTAACAGATGATAAAGTTGCAACTCCTGATAGCATTGATTTAAGAGCTGATTCGTTAGTTCTTCCTAATAATGCAGAACCATTAAATGATTTAATTGTATTCATATTCTTATGTAGTGTTTATCACACGCTAACAAATGTCAGCGTTTCTAATAATCAACCAACACCGAAGGACAAGCCCACAATGTTGGTAAGTTATTTAAGATTGACGTAGAACTTTTAGAGTAGCTCCAATTCTATTTGGATTAAACTCTACTAAGGCAATACTGCCAATTACTGCGTCAATACGTGTAGAGTAACACAATCTTGCGTTGATTAATCTCTCACGATTCATTTTTGGTTTGCGAACTCTATTGGTTCTGCTTTTTCTTGTGTCGGTTTGTGACATAATTTAAGGTGTTATTCATAGTAGAATAACAAAGAATACCGAAGTACTCTATGTATTATTAATGATTGTGATAATGATACGTAAGTAACATTATTCTCATTTGCAACAACTCTTTTTTTCTTTCGTTGCCTAAATAAGCAACAGCAGTTGGTTTAAGCTCAAAGTTACGAGCATTTAACCCATTATACTTACGCACAAGTTTTCCTATACGTAAACGTAGTTTATTCATCTTTTCAGTAGTCATATCTAAGTTGGTTATAATTGTGAATAACCAACAAGCACCGAAGTACTTGTTGGTTTGTAACGTTAGATTATCCTCTCTAATCGAGTACAAAATTCAATCAATCCAGAAGGATTGATTGAATATTATTAGGTTAATAGAAGTGTACATACAAGGATTAAATATCCTATTACTGTGTAGTAACACATATTCATAAGTTTATCATTTTTCATAACTCTTGTTTTAAAATTCAATCAGTACGTAAGTACTGACTGAACAATCGTTGGAGTTCCTCTCTCCAATAAGGTAATAGTTAAATAATCAGTCAATACCGAAGTATTGACTGACTTTGCAAACGGAATGTTTTACCTCCAACATTCAAGGGTGTGTAAGATTATCGTATCTATGCACAATAATCAATCAACACCGAAGTGTTGATTGATGTCAAGGCTTACGCTCCTTAACTACTCACAACCTCGTCATAGTTTTTTCCTACAACAACATTAACTAAGTGAGCATCTATAACGAACATGCAAATACGTAAACATCATACATTGACCTTAAGAAGCGTATGAACTCCTTGATTATCATCATGAATAATAATCAAAGAATAAAGAAGTACTACAAAGCATACAGTCACAAGGATATGACAATACTGTGACAGTTCTGTGACATTACTGTGACAAAACTATGACAGTTCTATGACTCAACTACTTGACATTGTAGTTTATTTCTTATAACTTCGCACACTAAGTGACACACGAACACAAGCAACACAACCAAAGACATTCAGTTCGTAGTAGAAATGCAGTCGAAAGACACTCTCCACTCGCTAGGCTCTTAACAACGTACTGAATGAGTAGTAGGTAAGGATATCAATCCAAATTCAATTAAGAACTTGATACGATATACATTTGGATTTGGTTTTGGATTCGTTTTGAAAATGTGGCCCCGTATGTTTCCATTTGCAATAAGGCATCGGGTAGTTTTATAATAGTCTTTACTCCCTTAACGTTCACTACTACTTTACATCCAGTATGAATTTGTGATTCAGGCCGGGGTGGTAAGGATTGAATAAATAGATCAGTTGATTAATGTGGTGTGTTGTGTGATAATAAAAAAAATATTATATTTGGGTATTGTTAATCATTAAAGATATGTGTTATGCCGGGTAAAAGGAAACTAAAGAAACGTATAGTAGCTGCTAAGATGGTGGCTGGTGCTACGAAGAAACAGGCAAAGAAATCTGCTAAGAAGATTGTTAAATCAAGGAAGAGGTATTAGTTTTACTCTTCTTTGTTAAATATTAAGTAAGGTATAATAACGTTTAATAATATAAGTAGTGTTATTAATATTATGCAGGGAATACTAATGGTTGCTAACATAAGTAGTGTTGGTAGCTCATTCATCTTCTTCCATTTTAGTTGTAAATCTATTTGGGTCCAGTCTTTGTTTCTCTGTACGTTCCTGGTCTATATCTAATTGGAATACATAATCTCCATTCATGTATGTAGCTTTTGGATCTATCTTACCAAACATTTGGCATAAGTATATATCTCTTGTGAATCCACTAAGTGCAGCTGTATAGTCTGTCTTACCTTCTGGCACATATGCTTTACGGTAGAAGTGCCATAGATACCATTTCTTACGGTACTTCTTTCTCAGGTTAGTTTCTAACACTAATGTATTCTTCTCTCTTGAAGATACAATATGAGGATAGATAGGAATTACTACTTCTTCTTGTTCTTGTTCTTTTTCTTTACTTTCTTCTTTGGTACTTTCCATGTTGGTGGTGTTGATGAGACTTTTATTAAACCATCCAATGATGGAGATTCAATGCCTCGTGAGTTTAAAATTCTTCTTGTCTTTTCTCCCGGTGAGAGGATGTTCTGTTTGATACTATTGATAGCATCTATATATTCTCTTTCTTCTTGACTAGCCATTAGTGTTTAAATTCATCGAACCTATAACAAACCCTACCTTCAGATATAACATTAATTTCTCTTACAACAGCGTAATGATTTTCTAAGTTATCTTTAATGTTCTTTTCTTTCCAGATAAATTTAATTAAGTTCATTCTTAAATTTTCAGTAGGCGACTCTCCTTCATCATCGAGAACAATCGGATACAATCTACAAACAATAGTTTTAACATCCTTCATTCCTTTAGCTACTTTTCTTTGATTCTTAGATATAAGAAGCTTATGTGTAGAATGAGGGTAGTAATGTATATTAAAATTTGCTATGCAAGTCCTTGGTCTATACCTTATTGGATATTTTCTTTTACCATTCATGTGGCTAATGTATAAATATTTATTAAATCTAATGTACTTTTATTACATTAATTTACTATCATTGTACTCATGAAAGCAAAACATATAAGATATAATTTTAACCTTCCTTTGTATGGAGCACCTATATCTATTTACATTGCTGATAATATGTCTGATAATATAACTGCTATTAATAAAGATTTTAATTTAAGTGCTACTAATGACAACTCTCAGGCCAAATCAATTCAATTTAGTAACGACAAAGAAACAAGATTTGCTATGTTGTTTACAGAGCATGAAAACCTATCTGAAGTAATAAGTCATGAATCATTACATATTTCTTGGTATATTTGTGAACACGTTGGTATTGGATTAACTCCAAAGAATCATGAAGCTCAAGCTTATATACTTGAACATATAGTAAGTAAAGTAAATAGTTTTTTGATTGAGTAGGACAAAATTAAATAAAGATGGTAATCCTTTCGAGGAATGTAATAGAGAAATTACGGTTGAAGTAATGAATACTATTTCTGGTTTAAGTAAGGCCGGAATAAAAATGTTAGAATATATGATGTCCTATTCTCCAAAGGATGCTAATAAGATTTATGTCGAAAAGAAAACAGTTATGTTTGATTGTGACATAAAGGAGAAGTCGTTCTTTAATGGTATTAAAGATTTAGTTAGTAATAAGATTATTGCTACATCAGATATATCGTTTGAGTATTATTTTAACCATGCCTACTTTGGCAAAAAACGAAAAGAAAAATGACTGTAGAAAGAATATCAGCAACAATGTTTACTATAGACGGAAAGCTTGTGGAATTACATCAGGGAGATGTAGAATTCGCTAATGGAGATGATATGACGTATTATCAATATAGAGCTCTTTGTGAGTTCATGGATGAGGAAGAACAAAATGTTCGTATCTTAGCACGTAGGTCTGTAAAGGAGCTTTTAAAAGAATTAAATATAAAATCAGAATAAAATGGGTAAGATTGCACAAAAGGCAGCATTTGCTATGCAAGCTGAAGAACAAGAAAGAAGAGTAGCTAAGGTTAAGAAAAAGTACAAGAAAGAAAAAGGTTCTAATAATAAGAAAAGATATTAATGTTCAATGAGCTTATCGAAATAGATAAAGAGGGTAATGTGTTTATCCAAGATGATTCAGTTTCATTAATGCCAAAGCTATGGGCCGTATATAAAGATAAGTACGGTGGAAGCAATATGGTAAGATGGATTGTATCAATGGATGATTACAAGTCTCCATTCCGTAGACTTCCTGAAGAAGAGCGTTCAGAAAGACTCACTATGAACATATTTGGAAAGAGAACGTTAAAGAGGACTAAGGAAAAACTTGTTATGGAGGCAAGGCATGAATATAAGATGTTGCAGTTTGACCCTATGGTTGATCAGTACAATGCAATGAGTGAGCAAATGTTTCTTATGACTCAGGTCTTTAAATCAATGAAGCCTTCTAAAGATAATTTAGCTGATTTAAATGACATGCAGGTAAAGATGCAGAAAGCAGCTGAAGCACGAGGGAAGCTTAAGGCTATGATAATTAAAGACCAAGATTCGGATTCTCAGATTAAAGGTACAGGTTCAGATGACTTTTCAATATTTGAAAACGAACAACGATTAGGAGATTGATATCAGCAGAAAAATATTCGCCAGTACTTTTTGATAAGAGTATTAATAAATTTGAAAGCTTTAAAGAAGGTAGTTTAGAGTATTCTCAATTTTGGAGAACTCAAAAAGATAGAATATTAAATGGCTATAAACCTAATGGAGGTGTTTGGGTTCCGGGTAACTATTACTTCTATTTAAACTTCTCTAAGATACATGGATTAAACCCAGGCGCGAAACGTAAGAGTATGATATCTCCATTGTATCGTGACCAAGACCACGAGTACTATCAGGAGGTTCATGAAGCTAAAGAAAACGGTAGAGGTATTATTGTGTTAAAAGCAAGACGTAAGGGGTTCTCCTTTATGAATGCTAATATACTACTACACGAATGGACTTGCTTTCCACATTCGGAAAATGGATTAGGGGCGCAGAAAGAAGATTACGTGCAAGATTTTAGAAAAAAGATGTTACTCTCGTATAACGAGCTACCACCTCAGTTTAGAAATAAGATACTTCATAACAATGAGGAAATCTTTATGTCTGGATATAAGGAAAAGGAGAATGGTATATGGATGGAGAGAGGAACTAAGTCTATGATTCACTTTAGGGTAATGGAGAAGCCAAATGCCTTTAGGGGTACTTCACTTAACTTCATGGTATTTGAGGAAGCTGGTGAGTTTCTTAAATTAAAGAGATCCTTTGAATCTTCTGAAGATTGTTTTAAAGAGGGTGATGTGTTTTTTGGTACGCCTATCATTGGTGGAACTTCTAACAACATGGAGATTGAGAGTGATGATTACATGGAGATGTTTTATAATGCTGAACGATATAACCTAAAGCCTGTATTCATTAAAGCCTCTAAGGTGTTTGGTAGTTTCTTTGATATGAGTACTGGTAAGTCTGATGTTAAGGGTGCTGAAGCATATGTAATGGCAGAAGCTCAACGTAGAAAAGAGTCGGGAGATTTACAAACATACTATTCTTACTTACAGGAGAATCCGTTAGAAGTGGAACATGCTTTCTTTAAATCGGGTGCTACTCCATTTGATTTAAGTAAGATTAATAGTCAGATAAGTAATATCATGACTAATAAGAATTTTGATATCGTTAAGAGGGGTAGATTAGATTGGCCAAAGAATAAAGAGGGAAAGACTGTGTTTGGGGGTAAGCCAATATGGATGGATGATGATGGGAGCCTTGATGCTAATGATGTGAATAAAGAAGTGTTTCCATTTGAAATGATTGAACGACCATTAGATGGAATTAAGAATGCACATGTTGCTGCAGTCGATCCATATCATATTGATGATGAGTTGGAGGAAATGAAAAAGGGTAACGCTAAAGATACTAAGTCAAAAGGTTCTATGTGTGTGTATAGAAGATTTGTTGATACAAATACTGTGTGTGAGTTACCTGTTGCGTTCTATACAGACAGACCTTACTCTAAAGAAGCTTTCTATGAGAACTGTTTAAAAATGTGTATCTATTATGACGCAAGAATATTAGTTGAGTATAATGATGATGGTTTCTTAAAGTACTTTATTAAGAATAAGATGCAGAGATATCTAAAAGAGCGACCACGTTCTGCAGATTCTCCAAATAGTAAGGCAACTAATAAGTATGGAGTTCACATGAAGTCATTCCAGAAGAAATTGCTTACTGAGCTTGTAGATGAATACGTTAAAAAACATCACGAAGATATCTATTTCTTGAAACTTTTAAATGAGCTTGCAGTATATGGTGAAAAGAATACGGATAGGGTTATGGCTTTTGGTATGGCTCTTATTCACTCTATGGATGCTGAAAGAAAGGTGTATGATGAGAAAGAAGAAAATAAAGAAGCTAAAATGTTTATACCTCATTTTGGTAGGAAAAATGATGGAACTATAGTTTCTATTCATAGAGATACGGATGGTAACTTGCAGAAGTCAGGAAGAAGTCCTAATTTTGATTACGATTTTAGTGATGATTAATTATATATAATATATGGAGTTCCCAAGACAGAATATTCCCGAATCTAAAAAGGATGAGGAATGGCATAGCAATACAGTTGATGCCATTGTTGCTCAAAGCAGACAAAACACAAGATACTTATCAGCTAGAAAGAATGACCATGAAAATTACTTAATTGTTAATGGAGATTTTGATAATAAGCAATTTGAGTATGTTACTGATATGTATGGTATTACTGCTCCTGCTAGATTAGTTAATTATCCAATTATACTACCTAAGCTTGATTTACTTGCTGGTGAGTTAATATCACAACCATTACAATATACCGTTAACGTGATTAATAGAAATGCTATTCGGAGAAAGAACGAGAAGCGTACTCAGGTTGCAGCTGAAGTTATTTTAAAGCCTATTCGTAGAGAAATAGAAAAGGTAATAGGTATGCCAATCCCAGATGAAGATTTAGGAGAAGAAATTCCACCCGATGTTGAGACTTATACTAAAATGAGCTTTAGAGATCATGTAGAAGAAATGGTTTATACTGGGCTTACTTACTGTACTCAAAAATGGGGTATGGACCAAATCTTTAAAAGAGGTTTTTATGATTTAGGGATTACTGGAAAAGAGTTTTATAGAATATATATAAAGAATGGCGATCCTTATGTTGAACGATGTGACCCAAGGTCAATGTTGTATGATATAGATTCTGATAAAGAAAATATTAAGGATTCTAAATACGCAGGTGTAGAAAATTGGTACACTGTTAATGAAATACTTGATAGTTATAATCTTTATTTAAACAAAGAACAGATTGAGGAGATTGAAGAATTAGAAAGTCAAGATAGCGCCTGGTATCAAGAACAAAACTCTCAATACGATAATTATACTCATGCTGATGGAGAGTCAATGAAGGTTCGTGTTGTTGATGTTCAATGGCGTTCATTTAGGCCTGTTAAGTACAAGGTATCTCCAAATAAGTATGACGAGTCTATTGATTATCATAAAAGAGTTAAAGATGATTACAAAGCTAAGAAAGGAGAGAAGATTGTTACTAAGGTAACAAATGATGTTCGTCAAGCTGTTAAGATAGGTCATTCAATTCTTATTAAGTGGGGTAGAAAGCCTAATCAAGTTAGGTATGAAGAAAATTATTCTAATACATCATTAGATTTCTTTGGTGCTATTAGAAATAACTTTAATGGACAAACATTGTCTGTAGTTGATTCACTTAAGAATATACAGATACTATATAACATAGTAATGTATCAAATAGAGCTTGCACTTGCGAGGTCTGGTTCTAAAGCTATTGTATATGATGTATCTCAAAAACCTAAGAATGTTCCTTTGGAAGATGTTATGTATCATGCTAAAAATTCTGGGCTTATTCTTATAAACTCTCGTCAAGAGGGTATGAGTAACTTTAATCAGTTTCAATCAATAGATTTTACACTATCTCAATCAGTTAGTCAAATGACTAACCTTAAGATAATGCTTGAAGATACTGCTGATAAGCTTACGGGTATATCTGCGGCTCGTGCCGGTGTAACTAAGTCAGGAGATTTAGTTGGTGTTACTGAAAGGAATGTAATGCAATCAACATTAATTACTGCTCCGTTATTTGATTTACATTATCAGGTTGTTGGAGAAGTGTTACAAGGACTATGTGCTTTAATGAAACCAGCTTGGGGAATGGAAGGTCGTATGGCTAATGTCTTTGGAGATATGGGTATGCAAACTTTTAAGATTGACAAATCTATTGCTCTTGATGAGTACGGTATCTTTGTTGAGAATAGTGGTAGAGAAGTTCAGCGTAAACAATCTATGTTAGCGTTAATGGATAGATATGCTTCATCAGGTAACTTAGATCCAATGGCTGCTATTAAAGCTGTCAATGCAGATAATGCTACTGAAATAGAATCAGTATTAGTCCAAGGTCTTGAAGCCGTACAAGCTCAATCATTAGAAATGGAGCAACAGCAAATGGCTTTACAAGAACAAACTAATCAAATCAATCAAGAAAAAACTTCTGTTACTGTTAAGGTTGCTCAAATTAAAGCTGAAGCTGATATTGAAGTTCAAAGAATGAAAAATGAAGCTGATGGTATGTTGGGTCAAGCAACAATGGAGCATAAGGAAGATATGCAAGGTGCTGAAAGACGAGCTAAATTAGATGATACAATGTTGGCTGCTACGGGTCAAGAAGATATGATGCGAGCTCAAGAAAGCGAAGAAGATAATGAAATGTAATAAAAAATTTATATATTTGTATTAATCATAAACCATATAAGATATGTCAGAAGAAGTAAAAGATGGTGATGTAAGCGAAGAAACAAAAGAGTTTGACGCAAGTGCATTCGGTAATGGAATAGTTGATTCGGTAGAAAATTCTACTGAAGAAAGTTTAGAAGAGTTAGTAGAAGATTCGACAGAAACAGTAGACACTAAAGAGTCTGCTGATGATGAAGATACTTCATTTGATTGGTCTGATAATTATTCAGATGATAACTCTAGCGAAAGTGAAGCTACTAAAAAAGAAGAAGAAACTCCTGTTGTTGCTGAAAGTAATGAAGATAATGATACTACTCAAGCAGAAGTATCAACAGATAATAATAATACAGATACAACAGAAGTAGATAATACTCCTGTTAAATTTGATGGTTCTTTGACAGATGAACACTTTTCTGCTTTTGCAGATGAGTTAGGAATAAACGCTAAGAGTATGACAGAGCTTAAGGATGCTATGTTAGAACTGGAAGCTGATAACAAACGACTACAAGAAAGTAGTGGAGATAATGTAACAAGTAAGAAGATTACTGCGTTACAAAGCTATCTTAAGTTTGATGATCAAGAATTGTTAAAAAAAGATTTAGAGGCTTAAGGTTTTAAAGGTGAACAACTGGAAGAAGCTCTTGATACTTTACAAGATAATGGAATGCTCAAAGTAGAAGCAGCTAAGGTTCGTAATGCGATAAACAGCTCTATTCAAAATGAACGTTCTGAGATAACACAAAGTGCTCGTGACGAAGATGCAAAGCAACTAAAAGACCGAGAAGATAGTGTTAAATCGCTGAATACTTATCTATCTAAACAAACAGAAATGTTTGGATTTAAGATGGCTAAGGATGAAGAAACGCTTGGGAAGGTTAGGGATAGCCATCACAAGTATATTACAAATGGTAATTTCTTACAAGATATTACTAAGGATAATGAAAGTTTAGCGGAAAGCGCTTGGCTGTGGAAGAATCGAGAAACACTGCTAAAGGCTGCCCGTAATGGAGGATTGCAACAAGGACGTTCTGAGATTCTAAATGATATGCACAACCCTGATGCCGATAAAGGTGGAGGTTTCGTTAGCCCAGATGGGAAAGGCGAATTTAGTGTAAGTAAGTTTAGAGGCTCAAGTAAAAAGAAATAAAGTTGTAATTAATTTAAAAAAGAAAAAATGAAATATCATTCAGGTACATATGGTAAGGAAACCATAGAGTCAAATTCGTTAGTAGCGAATTTATTAAAATATCCGGAAATTGCTAAAACGTTAATTCGTCAATATCCACAATATTCACTTAACTATTTTGTAGATGGTACAAGCCGTTTTGCAAAAGAAGCGTTAATTGGAGAGAATGCATTTAGATGGCCAATCTTAGGTCGTTTGAACAGACCTTCTACATTAACTGGTGTTAGTGTTGGAACAGGTTTAGCTATATCTTCTTTTACATTTGAAGTAGAAGAAAACTATTTGAACCCTAACGATATCGTAAGATTTAAGTCAGGTCGTCAAGCAGTTATTTTGTCTGAGCCTATCGCTTCTGCAGGAGGTTATACATTTACTGCTAAGTTACAAACTAACGATCTTACTTTAGCTATCTTAGCTTCTGATGTTGTTGGTGGTCTTACAGTTAACACTGCTGGTAATGCTTTTCCTGAAGGTTCAGAAAGAGGTTACGAAAATCACGTTTATCCAGATTGGTACATCAATCACATTGGTATTAACAGAAAGTCTAAGTCTATTACAGGTTCAGCTCTTACTGATATTACTTGGATTGAAAACAATGGTCAACGTTTATGGTACTTTACTGACCAAGACTTGATGATGGAAGAGTTTTACTACCAAAAAGAGCTTGACTCATGGTATTCGACTTCTACTATGGATGCTAATGGAAATCCAGTATTATTCGGAAACGATGGTAAAGCTATTGTTAAAGGTGATGGTATCTTGCGTCAAATTGATGCTGCCAATGTTGATACATACAATGGTACATTAACTGAGAAAAGATTAACTGACTTCTTAGCACAATTATCTCTTAACACAGGAGTTAAATCTGCTCACTGGTTAGTATTTACTGGTACGGGTGGTAGAGTTGCTTTCCATGAAGCTATGAAAGATTTGGTATATCCTGATGGAAACCTTATCTACGATGCTGAAGTTGGAGCAGAAACTAACATTGGTGTAAATTTCACTACTTATAATGCTTTAGGTCATAGAATGACATTGGTTGAAAACCCATTGTTTGATGATCCAAACTTACATGGTAATGATATTGACCCGGTTAGTGGTTATCCTAAAGAGTCATTCAGAATGGTATTCTTGAACTTCGGTCACACTAACGGTGTTTCTAACATTGAAAGAAAAGTGAAAGGAGCTGGTGGAATAAACAGAGGAATGATTGTTAAGTACATTGCAGGAATGGTTGACCCGTTTGACCAAAAATCAATGCACGCTGCAAACTCTCGTGATAGCTTTACTTGTGAAGTATTATGTGAGTCTGGAATTATTGTAAGAAACCCATTGTCTTGTGGACAGTTGGTATTCGCATAATTCTAATACTATTTTAAAATAATTGTTAATCCAATAAAGAAAAGAAAAGATGGAAAAGATAAGTAAAGCAGAAGTAAAGAGTCTATTAACAGACGCACCTACTTCTGGATTCGCAGAGATTATATTAAAAGATCCAAAGAGAACAGGTTCAATCGTTCTCCGAGACTATCACTTAACGGATGATGAGGGTGGACGCTCTCATCGTCCTTTTGTTGATAAGGAAGGGAATCATAGGATTATAAAAATAACGAAGAAGAAGAAGCTTAATTTAACCTATGAGAACGATAGGCTTGAATACATGCAAGCTAAACTTCATCCTATTTTTACAGATGGTCCAACACCTATTCTAATTGTAGTAAATAAAGAAGAAGAGGCTAATGACTTTATAATTGAAAAAGACCTTGAAGCTAAAGTTAATGGAGTAATTCAAAAACTTAGTGGTACTGAACTTAAAAAGTTTGCTCGTGTGTTACTTGTTAAAGTAAATGAAGGTTCTACATATGGTGCGGTTAAAAGAGCCGTATATGAGAAAGCTGAATTGCAACCAATAGAGGTTCTTGAAGCTTGGGAAGATCCTGAAGGACCTTTAAAAGAGTTGATTAGAACAGGTGTTATTAAAAAAGTATTCACTACAAAAAATGGCCGTTGGTCTTGTGAGGGTGCTTTATGTGGTACATCGTTTGAAACTACACTTGAGTGGTTAAAAGAGAATGAAGATTTATTACCTAAATTACGTAAACAGATATTTAAATAAGATATGACTTTACTTGAGTGGCATGAAACAGCCGATTTGTTAATTGATAAAGCTGATGCACCATACTTTAATAATACGGAAAAAGATAGGTTCTTTAATTTATCGCAAGTTGAATTTGTGGAAACTCGATATGGTCAATTTGAATTTAACGAAAGACGTAGAAAAGAGTTGATACCTTTAGTTAGGGTTTCTAATGCTATAACGGCAAACATAATTAACCTTGATACTATAACTGATTTTCTTTTTATCTTAAACTTAAGAGGTGTGTTTTCTGATGGTTGTGGTGGAGAAAAGAGTAGAAGAATATCTCCGATTAAATTAGATACTGAAGGTGAAGATGATAGTGACCCTTTCAACAGACACGATAATAGTAATCCGGGTTATACTGAATATAACAATAATACTAATAACATAGTAGATATTCAGTCAGAAACAGACCCTGTTAGTATATCAATGAAATATTTAAAACTTCCTATTAATGTATTCTTAGATGAAGCAGTTCCAGCCAATACGGTTCAGTCAGAAATGCCTGATGGAACACATGAGGAGATTATAAACATTGCTGTTAGAAAAATGTTATTTACAGTTCAAGATCAGCTCGGTTATCAATTACAATCAAACGAAATACAACAACAAGAATAATACTATAAGCTATGGCTAAGAAAGAAAAGTATAATACTATGGAGCAATTATCAGATATGAAAGTGTCTGAATTAAAAGCTATTGCTCCAGAGTTTGAGGTAAAAATTTCTAAGAAAATGAGGAAAGATGACATAATAAAAGCTATCTTTGATTCAAAGTACAATACTTACATTGATGCTGATGCTCCAACTAAGACTAATTCTATTAAAGTAGAAAAGGTTAAGGAAGAAGTTAGACCAGTGTTTAAAAGACCTGTAATGGTTAGTAAGCGTAGAAATAACTTTCAATAGAATTTAACAAGCTTGAGACGATTCAAGCCTTAAATATAAATAAATAAATAAAAAATAAAGATATGTCGCGAAACGCAGGACGTAATTATTTCGCTATCTTAACCGAAGGTTTTGATACAACAGAAGCAAATGGAATTATAACTCTTTCGCCTGGGTTCCAATTTCCGTCAACATCATTAAAAAAGGCGCTTTTAATTGCACCAATAGGTGGAACACCGGGTGATTTAGAGTTCACATTTGCAAATACTTATGCAAGTGGTGATTCTATCAGATTGACTATTACTTCAAACTTGACTAATCGTCAACAATGGAGAAAGTCTTATGTGTATTCAGTTGTATCTGGAGATACAGTAACAATTATTGCAGCAGCATTTGCTTCATTAATTTCTGCTGATGTGGGAGAAAATTCTCCTTATTCTTTAGCTGTTTCAGCATTAGGTGTTCTTACTGTTACTCAAAAAGGTGATGATAAGAGAGGTTTAGTTGGTTATGAATATACTGATTCAGCTGCCGGAACTATAGTTCTTGCTTCAACTCTAACTGTTTATTCAGAAGGACAACCGTCTGATTTAATAGACAAAGGTGTTGATGCTGGTGATATTGGTCTTACTGAATACGATACAGTTCGTATAGCAGCTAATCCAGAAGCTCCGATTCCGTTTATCAACGCTGTTGGTGCAGTAGCTACAGAAATCTATTGGTATGGAACTGTTGGTAAAGGAGCAGCACTTGTAACACAAGTAAATACTTAAGATTAATAAGTTTTTGTTTATCAAAGGGAGGTGGCATTGTCTCCTCCCTTTTTTATTTTTATATTATGGCAACATTAGACGAATACGCATATAATATTAGGAACATTGCACGTTCAGGTCAAGGTAACTCTGATGATGATTTACTAAAGATAAAGCAAGTTAAATTCTGGATTCAGTACTATCGTGCTAAAGGAATTGAATTGCTAACTGATATGGGTAAAAGTATTGACCCACAGCTTGTACAAGATTTAGGTATTCTTGCTTTAGAAGAGGTTGATAAGACTGATAGTGTCTGTCCAGCTATTACTTGGGGTTGTAAAATACAGAAAGTATATCTACCTAAGTTTGCTTCTTTTCCAAAGAATAGAGCAGTTATCTTTATTGGAAAGATTGACAAACAAACTCCATTAGATTACAATAAAGCTGATGTAAATAAATTTAAAGCAGCTACAAGATTTGGAAATCTCAGAAGTAAGGTTTACTTAATTGGCAATACGGCTTATGTTGAGTTAATAGAAGCTGATGCTGATATGTTATATATTAATGTTCGTGGAGTACTTGAAGATCCAACTAAAGCAGATTATTTCCCACAAGCTGGATGTGAAGCTGTTTGTTGGGATGATGGTAAAGATGAATATCCAATGCCTATGAGTCTTTATACATTTGTATTAGAGAACATACTTCAAAAAGAATTGAATTGGACTACTAAATCTGTAAATGACGAACTTAATAATGCAAGACAAGACAATCAAAAGCTTGGATAGACATGGCTTCGTTACTTTAAAAGGAGTATTTGATGAAGCTAAAGAATCTATAGATAAGGACTTAAATAACTTATCTGAAAATCCTACAAGGATTAAAAGAATAACATGGAGAATGTTTTCTTTGATTATGCGAATGTACTTTAAGATAATGTTCAGGGAGTTGGTAAAGGGTTATGAGTTTGTTTGGTTAAACAAATTTGGTAACTTACGCGTAGTAAAAACTATGTGTACAAGGTATAATCCATCTACTTATAAAGTTTACAAGGATGAAAATGGTAAACCTTACGTAAAAAAAGTTAAATTTGATGTAAATAAATATGGTGGTTATTGGCACTTTATTTTTTGGGATGTAGGAAAGAAGTGGAGGCAGTATCGCTTTGATGCAGACATAAAGTTCAAGAGAGCGTTTATGAAGCAAGTTGATAATGGTTTCGATTACTTAGACTACTCTCTTTATAAAGACGGTCAAGGAGCATCTGACACTTACATTTTTAAAGTAAAATAGAATGAGCCATAAAGTATCTCTTAATAGAATTATAGGTAACGTTGTAGGTAATCTTGACCTTGAAAACATTAATGAATCTATTGAAGATTTCGCAAGGTGGTCTGCAGAAGCAGTATCAAAAATTGGTTCAAGAAATTCCTACTACAGACATGAATGCTTAATAGAAGTTAAAAACTATAAAGCTTCTCTTCCAAAAAACTTTGTTTCTCCTATTGCTGTTAAGTATAAGAATCAACTATTAACTATAACTAAAAGAAGTTTTAGAGATTTTAGCAAAGGAGCTAATTCTAATGTAGTTCAAGGTGGAACTATAAATAATAATCAAAAAATTACAAATGTTCCTGGTGTTCCTCTTACAATAAGAATAACATTTATAGGTGTATTTACTACTGGCGAAACTATTTCTATTACGGTAGTTTCAAATGATTGCGGTAATGTTTATTCAAATATATATAGTTACATTGTTCTTCCCGGCGACACTCCAGCTTAATTGCTATTGCTTTTAATAATATGTTTCAGGCTATTTCAAATCTTCCTTATACATCTGTTGTTAGTGGAGATTCTATTGATTTAATTGGAAAAAATCCTGATATTAATTTTAATGTTGCTATTTCTGAAAACAGTGTAATGGGTTCTGTAGAGCAATGTGTTGTTCAAAAGCGTGTTCCAACAAAAATAAATACAGGAACTTCAACTACTGATTCAAGCGCAAAACATCCTAAGTTCACTGATGAGAGTTTAGCTAATAAAAATGTAGCTAACATAAATACTGGAATGTTAGCTGTTGATAGGTCTGGAAGTTATAGTGCGTATGGATTTGGCTTTAATGATTTTCAATCTGCTCAAGTATATTCAATAGATAATGGATGTCTTAATTTTAATGCTTTAGATGGAGAAACATTAGCTATAGCCTATATGGGTGTAGAATTAGACGAAGAAGGGTGGCCGATGATTTATCATGTTCATGAAGATGCTGTTACTCATTACTTACAGTATATGCTTGTTTCAAGAAGATATTATAATGGAAAGGTTCCTCAACATGTATTTGTTAATTCAGAAAGAAGATGGAAAGATTTATGCTCTCAAGCAAGAGGGGATGATGAAATGCCTACTCCTGACGAGCTTAACTATCTTGCTAATATGTGGAACCAGTTAATGCCATTACCTAATAAAAACTTATTTTAATGGCAGGAAAGCAAGATATAAATTCATTTCAAGAAGGGATGAAGCAAGATATTGATATCTTGCTATCCAACAATAAGTCTTACCGTTACTCTATAGGAGGAAGGTTAATGTACAATAAAAATGGAACTTATTCTTGGGAAGTTGAAAATGGAAATAAACTTTCATTTTCTATATTGCCAAGAAACGGAACTGATAATAGTAAATATGTTCCTATAGGTCATGCTGGAAATAGTAGTATTCGTATTATATTTTCTGTAAATCCAATATCGGGATATTCAGAAATAGGTATATTTTCTATAGACAATGAAGGAAATGGAACTTATAAAACTTTATTTAATGACCAAGATGATCCAAATTTAGATACATTAAATTTTAATCCCAATAATCAAATTGAAGCTCGTTTTATATATGAAAACGACAATACGATTAGGGTTTATTGGGTAGATGGTGTTGAAAATGACAGTAATCAACCAAGAGTATTTACTTTTAAATATGATAGAAGCATTGGAAATACATCAAATATTGCGGCTTATTCTGCTGTAACTATAAGTGTACACTCTATAAATTCTCAAGCAGAATTTGATATGGGAATTATTAAGTATGTTAAAAAAATAAATGGTGGTGTTCTAACTGGTGTTTATCAATATACTTATAGTCTTGGAACAGATGATGGATATAATACTCCTTGGTATCCTGTAACAAGAGAAGTTTTTGTTACTTCTGACCTAGTATCTGCTTCAAATTGGAATACATATGAAATGGAAACTTCTGGGCTTACTACATCAAAGGGGAATAGGATAGAAATAAAAGGTATTGACCAAAAGTTTGATAAAATTAGGGTTGCTTATGTTTATAGCACAACAGAAAACACAACTAATTCTGCAAATATATTTTCTCAAGTATTAATTACTTCTGATATAATGACATTTGATCATGTTGCTAATCAGGGAGAGCCATTACTATTAGATGAAATTGCGGCTTTATTTTCTGGAATAAGAGCCGCTAAGACACTTAATATAAAAGATTCAACCCTTTATTATGGAAATGTAAATGAAGGTGTTGTAATTAACTTTGATGCAGAAGATATTCTCGATAATGTTACAGTCAAGCCTATATTTAGAGATATGCGTTCCGATACAAGGAATTATGTAAATAATCCCAATGGTACTGGTTCAATTTCAACTCCTCCTGTTACTCATGCTTCTCCTCAAACTGGAGATACAACTAAAAGGCTTTGGGGTTCTGGTTCATTTGGAGAAGAAGATTACATTATAGATAATGATTATGAAAATTATAAAGGAACACAAGTCGACCATTTATATACGGGATATTTCAGGGGAGAAACTTATAGGTTTGCGATTGTTTTTTATGATAAATTAGGGTTTCCTTATTTTGCTGTTCATTTATGTGATATTAAATTTCCTGAACAATCTTCTAGTACTTTTACTGCAAATAGAGTTACAGCTACAGATACTATTGTAAATGTTGCTGCGGGTGGTGGAACTTTGCCTGAAGGAGCTTGGCCTACAAATAATTTTAATGATTATACTTCTACTTTGGTTAAAAATGGTTCTCGAGATAGTAATGCTTCTCATATTAGAATAATGGGGTTAGAAGTTAGTGGGCTTGACCTTTCTTCTGTTACGGGCTCTGTATCTGGATTTAAAATTGTAAGAACAAAACTTGATAATGTTATTCTAACTCAAGGATTAATTTATCCTGCTTTGGCTATGGGTACTATAACAAAAATTATACCTCTTACTTCTCAAGAGTGGATTGATCAATTAACAGGTTTATCTCCTGATAATTCTACTTTAGTTGGAGATATTGTTTTTGATGGTGGAGAATATGATGGTAGTACTACTCGACCTTATTCTAGTGGGAATACTACAAAATACGGGATAAGACCTAATTTTCATTGTTTTTATGCTCCTGATACAGATTTTGGTTTAACATCAGCTCCTGTAGTTCAGACTCAAGATAGATTAAAGTTGGTGGGTGGATGTTATTCTGATAATCCTCCTGCAGGTGCTTCGGGAATACCACCGTTTTTAACTTCCGTCTTTTTAGATGATTCTCATTTTAATAGTTTAGTTAATAAAATGTATTATTCAAAAAATACATTTCACGATAGTCCTACAAACCCTGGTCCATATCCAGAATATTTAGCTGAAGCTCAAATAGGTAATTCCTTTACTCTTGGTTTGGGTGCAACAAAGGCAAACTACGATATAGGTGATCCAACTCTTACGTTATATAATGATGGACAAATATATGACTCTCCTGTGCTAACCACTGATGAACATAGAGGTTGGGGTAAAGGAAATACTATTTTTTATAAAACTGGAAATTTTGATATTAATAATTCTTTTTCTCCAATGTATCAAGCTACTCCATTAGCGAGTGGTTATGGAGAAAATATGGGAGCGTTTATTTGTAATTACGTAAGACCTAATTTTGCTCCTTATGGTGGGTTGTCGTTAAGTGCTTTAGAAAGAAACATATTTTATGGTACTGGACATTTTCAGCCAATAGGAAACTCTACTTTTACTACTCCTCTTAGCGCTGTTTATGACAATGTAGAAGTTTGGGGTGGTGACTGTTATTTAGATTATTTTGGTTTTTTAAAAATGTATTCAAGAATAGATGATGATGGTGTATTACCTTATTATCCAGATGTAAATATAGGTCTTGTGTTTCCTTGGGAAAGTAAATTAAATCATACATTAAGAAATGCTCCTTCAGAAGATAACCCTATATATACCGACATAGGTTCTCGTTGTTCTGAAAATTATCTTGGAGGTGGTCTTACTTCTGATTTTAATGGAATTTATCATTTTAGTACTGATGATGAGTTAATTGAGGAATTTAACCTTAACTCTGTTTTGCTAAGGGAAGAATTGATTCAGTTTTATACGCCTAAGCCAATTAATTTTGGTGATAATGTTCGATTTCCTGTTCGTTGGAGATATAGTGCAAATAAAGTCTATGGCGATCCAGTTGATTCTTGGAGAACTTTTCAGGTAAATGATTTTAGAGATATTAGTGGAGAGTATGGAGAAATAACTTCATCATTATATATATTCAATCAAATATACTCTTGGCAGTTATCTGCTTTTGGTAGACTTCGTGCTTCTGACAGGGCTTTAATTGAATCTCCTAATGCCGGAACTTTGACTACGGGAATTGGAGATAAACTTGATGGTATAGATTATGTATCTACTATAGAGGGTAATCAACATCAGTGGAGTTTATTTTCTTCAGGTAAAGCTGCTTATTGGATTAATGTTGACCTGAAATCTATTATGCGATTTGCTCAAGACGGTAGGGTTAGTTTAAGTGATACTTACGGAGTACATGATTTTAGTGGAGATGCTTTGGGAATGTTTAGTAATTTAGATAATCCAGCTTGGGCGGGAGGTATTGCGGGTGTGTTTGACCATGACAATTTAGATGCTATTTGGTCATTAAATTATAATGAATATATTGATAGTAATGCGTCTATTATAGTTTCATCTGTTAGGTCAACTCAAAATTCAGTTATTTGGGAAAATAATGAAACTATTTTTTATAATTCACTTGCTCCGTTTTCTCCTACTCAAGGAATATACTTTCCTGCGGGAGATAATATATTTACAGAAGAAAATTATAATTCTGTATATTATGTTTGCGCTGATTTAACATCAAATGATTTTGGAATATTTAATTTAATAGGAGGCAGTGTAGATATAATAGCTACTGTACTTGCTGGTGAGTGCTATAAAGTGTATAGGGTTAGTAATACTGACTTGTGGCAAGCTGTTCAAGTAACAAGAAGAGATGTAAGTCCTGAACCATTTTCAATATCTTATAATGAAAACTTAAATTTATTTCAAGGGTATCATGCTTTTAAGGCTACATTTTTTATGTCACATAATGATAATGTATTGTCATATGATAATGATATTGTCGGAATAGATAATAAGATTTATATTCATGGAGAATATCCAACTGTTAAAAAGAATACTTTTTACGAATTAGAATATAAGGCGATTTTATCTGCTGTATCTGCAATGGGTCCAATGCTTCAAAAGATATTTGATGATGTTAGGGTTAACTGTAATAAAGAAGCTTCAGAGTCTATGACTAATTTCTTAATGGAGACTGAAACTCAAAGTTATTTCTTTAATGTTTCTGTTGATACAAGAAAAAAATACCTTGAAGATATATTAAGATTTCCTATTAGAACAAAAATACAGAAAGACCGTATACGTGGAAAACATTTAAGAATGACATTCGAGTTTTTAAACAATTCGTTTAAGTCAGTTAGAATGACTAATTTAGTAACATTCTTTAGAAACTCAAATAGAATATAATGGCATTATTTACAGATACAAGAGAATTAAATAGACAAGCAAGAAATAGAGAATTTAATCCTGTAACCGGATTAAAAAAAACTGCTTTAGCCGCTTTAGGGTACAAGGCTGATGGTACAAAAAATTGGTGGGGTAACACAGTAATGAATAATCCTATTGCACATTATGCTTCTAAACATATAGCAGGAAAAGAATCTGACACTGGTGAAGTTATTGACTCTTCCGAAACAGAATCATGGCAATCTTTTGGTGCTACTGCTAAAATGGCTTTGAACATTATTACTCTTGGTCAAGCTTCGGCAGCAACTTCGGCAGCAACTGCGGCAACAACTGCAGGAACAACTGCGGCAACAACTGCGGCAAAAACAGGAACAGAAACAATGGCTGCTGCATCAGAACAAACTGCAAAAGATGCTTCAATGGATGCATTAAATAATGGATATTCTGAGCAGACTATTGATGGTGTTACTACTACAAGTGTAGGTGGAGTTGATTTAAGTGAAGAAGATATGGTTAATTGGCAGAAGTATATGGAGGATAATCCAGGAGGAACAATAGAAGATTTTCAAGCTACACAAGAGGCTGGAAAAAAGGCTAAACAAGCTGCAAATGCTGCAAAAATAACAAAAAATCTTCCAATAATAGGTGATGCAGTAAATATGGTTGCAACAAGATCTGCAGAAGAAGCTAAATTAAAAAACACTAAAAGAGGAATAAGAAATCAGCAAAACTTAGAAACATTTAACTATTTATAAGATGGCAAATAAAGAATCAGAAAAGAATTTTGTAAATAAACATGGTACGCATAAACTTACCAATGGTGGAACATGGGAAGGTAAATTAGATGAAAACGGTTTGCCGACTGGAGAAGGTAGGTATACTGATAAATCTGGCAAAATTAAATACGTAGAGCCCGGTGAAAACTTAATAGCGGAAGGTGATGCTCTAATTAATAAAGACATTGAGAAATGGTTAAGAGCTAAAAATTACGTAGCTAAAAAAGATAAAAAAGATAAAGGAGATATTGCATCACAATTAGAAAAAATAACAGGTGTAAAGGCTTCTCCGGCGATAATTGACGCATTATCTAAAGCTGATGCTGGTAGACCCGGTTTGTTTAAGGGAGGTCTTTCTTCAGAAGAAAAAGAGATTGCAGAACAAGGAATGAGAAGAAACTCATCTGGTGGAGTATCGTCTAATGATTATGAAATGTCTGAACAAGAGAAAGTTAATGCTGATAGAGCTTCAGAAAATAACATTAAGCAACAGGAGTCTGTAGAAAATATAAAAGCAGGCTTGCCTACTATAGAGGAATTTAATGCTATGCCTGAAACTCAAAAACAATCTTTAGCTGATGCTATTGGTATGAAAATTTCGGAATTTGGTAAGTACTTAAAGTTGAAAAAATATTCAACGGCAGAAGCTCCTACGGGTCGTAGCTCTAGTAGTAGTTCTAGTAGTAGTTCAAGCAGTCGTAGTTCTGGAAGTGGTTATCGAATTGATGAGGGTAGTAACAACCCAATAAATATACAAGATTTAGATGATGAGGTTGTTGAAACTACTACAGGCACTGTTGAGAAAGCTGAGTCTCGTCAAGATATTGAAAGAAGAATACAAGACAATAAAGACATATTAAATAATCTTAGTAGCAGACCTAAATTTGTACATGATTATGCTCCAGACCAACAAGAGAATACGAATTTAGTAGATAATATTACTGATGCTGGTAGGGCTGTTATGGGTGGTATAGCAGCTAATACAGAAGTTCCTGTATATGAAAGAGGTTCAATGTTTCAAACTTCAATGGATGAGTTAACCCAAAGAAGAAACATGGGCTTAACTGATACTGAAAAAGATTTCGCAAGAAATATGGCTGATAGAGGTTATGGTTATGACGTTAAGAATATTGGAAAATTCGCGGGTGGTTCTGCGGGTGTTGCTCTTGGTAATCTTGGTCGTGCTACTGGACAGTTATATGATGAGTATGGTAAGTTAGCTGTAAGAGATGAGGGTGTACGTAGGCAAAATAAATCAGACTTTAACAGGGGTGCTTTATCTGATGAACAAGTTAATCGTCAAATATTTCAAGATGATTTAACACAAAAGATGATGACTAAACAAGCTGGCGCTGCTTTAGTTCAAGATGCTACAAAAAACGCGAGAGAAAGAAGGCAATATGAAAAAGCTTACGGAAAGGGCAGTCAAATGTATGAGTATATGAAAACTCTTGATAGGGATAAGCAAGAGTCTATGTTTGACCAAGAACTAGCTAATGCTGATAGAGTGGTTGAGTCTACAAAAACTACTGAAAGAGTGATAGAAGATGATGAAAAATTACTTCAGGAAACATATGGCGGTATAACTCAAGGAACTACATTAGGAGGCGATCCTACTGCTACAGAAGGTTTTAAAACTGTATCTGAAATTAAAGGGTTATTAGATAGTGGAGAAATTGATGAAGATACATATCAAAAAAGAATGGCTCAATCAAAAGAAGAAGCAATGGCTACTTTAGGGATTACAGAAGAAGTTCTTGCTACTTATGATGATAATGGTAAAATGAATGTTTACAATAAGTTATCGTCTATAATGGATGGAACTTATGAAGGTGCTGATGTTAGAAAAACTATTCCAGATGAAAAGAAATCTACTGACGAGGAAATAGATGGAGGTTTAAGAGGGTTAGGTTTAAATAAAGAAAGCTTTGATGCTTTAGATGAGGCTGGAAAAAAACAAGTTAGCGAAAGGTTAGCATCTGAAGGAATATATTCAGGATATAAAGCTGGCTCTGCCCTTATTGATGAGGCTGGTAGCGAAGATGTTGTAACTCCTAGTGAGGTAGTAACTGATGAAACTGTTGCTGATGAAGTTCCTATTACTGAAGAAAGAGTATCTCGTGAAGATCAAACTTCTGAAGATAAGATAGCTGATTATGAGGGAGAGTTAAGTGCTAATCCAGAAACTTTAGCTAAATATCAAGAAAATCCTATTGCTTTCTTAGAAGAAGATATTAGAGGTTGGGAAAGTGAACCAGATAGTGAAAAGAAAACCCAAAGTCTTAAAAATCTTAGAGAGAATCTGAAATTTCTAAAAGCGAAAAAGAAGGAACAATAATTAATTAATTTTTAATACATTTACAACATGGCAGATTGGGGTTTATATAGCGCTTTAAGAGGTACAGACGATTGGGCTACAAAGCGACAAGACAAACAAATGAACTTGTTGGCTGCGGAAAAAATGGAAGCAAGGCAACAGAATAAAGTTGCTCAATCTGCTGCAGCTGAAGCTTCCATTGCAAAATACATGGAGGAGTTGCAAAACCTGAAAACAACTCCTGAAGATCAAGAGAGAGTGGCTCAAGCTGAAAAACGAGCTCGTCAAAGTATTGTTAAAGGAATTGCAAATTCTAATGGAGATTTAAGAAAGTATATGAGTACGGGTGGTATTACTGCTCTTAATGATTATAAGACTTCTGTAATGCAATCTGAAGAAGTTAAACAAGCGGGTGTTAATTCAATTAACCTTAAAAATTATCTTAAACAAGATGCTAAAGGAAATCAACGTCATAAATTAGTTGATGTTACTGTTCCTATGCAAGATGCAAATGGCAATCCTATTCTTGATGCTGAAGGTAATCAACAAACTGAAACTAAAAAAATGTCTTTCCAAGACCAATATAATTTATATAAGAGTGGAAAAATTAAACAAATAAACTATAGTGGGTCTGAAGCAAGAGTAAATATGGGTATTGAGGACTTTAATAGAATGTATAAAAACCCTCGTAATAAATATCAGAAAGATAATTACGTTACTGAATCTAATGTTTATGAAAAAATGCTTAGTAAAGGAGCTTCTAAAGAATACGCGACAGAACAAGCTAAGCGTTATGGTAATATGGAGAAAGCTGGTGGAGATGCTTGGAGATGGAACTCAGGAGATATTAATGAGCTTAAATTAAAACAGCAAGAATTATCTTTAAAAAGGCGAGCATTAAAAAACGATGAACAAACTGCAGCATTTAATAGGTTTAAAAACAAAGCCATGGTCACTCATGATGTTAATACTTCTATTAAAATTTACAGGAAGGAAGTGCACATCAATTAGGTGTTAAAGAGATTCCGTTTTGGCAAAATGTATTGCAAATGAAAGAAAAAGATGGGAGTCTGACTTTGCCTAGCTTTAATAAAAAAGGAATAGACCCATTTACAGGTGATATGATAGAAATTCAAGGAGCTTATGATATATCTTACGATAAAATTGTAGCAAGAAAGGATGAAAATACTGGAAAGGTAAACAAATTTATAGAAGCTAATGTAACACTTCCTGATCCAACATGGAATAGTGAATATTCACCAACTGAAAATACAATGGCCTATACTTCAATAAAAAACAAACATGCAGATAATTGGGAAACAGATTGGAGTGGAAATGCATCTGGTACAGTTTTAATTCCTATTCAAAATAAGCTTGATGAAGCTACTTTTCAAACTCAAATGGATAGTTATATTAATGTCAAAACTGACCATCTTTGGAATGCTCCGACTTTAACTGATGAAATAAGTGATTTCCAAGCTTATCAAGATATAATGTCTATTCAAGAGAATCTTCCGGAGGGAGTTAGTTTAGACCAAGCTTTAATAGACCAAGCAAAAGGTACTTTTGATGATATAGACTACGAATAAAAAAAATTACATGCCAGATAAAGATGTTAAAAAAATATTATTCGAGGATCTTTCTGAAAAAGAACAAGAAGATTGGCTTGAAGATTTCTCAAGAACAAATAGTTCTGAAAAAGAAAAATCTACTTCATATGCTAGACCTGTTGCGGATAAAGAAAGGTATTCAGATTCACAAGGAGAATATGAGAGTACTAGCTATTTAGACCCAAAAGATACAAAAAGACTCCTAGAGTCAAATGCTTTGGGAGATGTAGTAAGAAAATATGCTGAAGAAACGGGAAGGCCTGTTAATGAAATTTTCAATAATCTAGGTAATGTTACTGAAAGGAGAGACCCTACACAACCTAGTGGCATGTATGATGATGGCTATGAACTGCAGCGTAAAGAATATACGCAAAGTTATATAGCTGATTTTGCAGAAAGTATTTATGATTCAATTGTATTAAATACTATAGAGGGTTGGGCTAATTTAATCCCTACTGTTGCTATGGCTTTTGGAGATTCAAAAGACGAAATGAAAGAGGACTGGAAAACAGATTGGGTAAATACTGTGTCTGGATTTGTTGATACTTTGAGGCCAAGATTAAGTGATGACTATTATAAAGGAGATTATGACCGTAAAGTAACAGTTGCTCTTGGTAATGGTCTTGGGTTTATTGGTGGTATTTTTCTTGGTGGTGGAGCTGTAGCTAAAGGTCTTGGTAAGCTAGGAATGGTAAATAAGGCTATTAAATATAATAAAGCAGGAAGAGTAGTTGGAAGAGTTGGACAAACAAGTCAATGGGCTCAAAGATGGGGTCATTGGATTCAGGGTACAAATATGATGTACCCTATGATATATAAACAAGCAAGGCAAAATGAAATTAATCCTGCTGATGCAGCACGTATTTCACTTTCTATAGCGGGAGTTGTTTCTGCTACTGAGGGAATGGCTTTAGAGTGGATAGGAAAGGGAATTGCTAAAGGAGCTATTCAAAAAACTTCTCAAAAAATACTTAAGGAGGAATTAAAAAATATATCTATAAGAAATGTAGATGATGCTATGCTTTTACAACAGCGTGTAGTTTCGGGATTAGGTAATAAAATAAGGGCAATGAAAATCCCTATAACAACAGGGGCAGCTATTGAGTTTGGTCAAGAATTTTCTCAAACATATATTGAGGAAGGAATGAAGCAAATGTATGATACTATGGGTGCTGCTGAAGGTACTGAAAAAGGTAAAGGTCAGTTTGGCTCTGATATAAACATTAATACTGAACAAGGCTGGTGGACTTTTAAGCATGCTTGGTTTAGTGGAATGATTGGTGGTATTCTTGGTGGTGGTCTTGGTGGTGGTAGAGCTTTAGTTGGTGGCGTTAGGCAAGAAACTGCTTATGGTTACATAGAATCAAGTGTAGATAAAAAAGATGGCGGTAAAAAGGATTTAGGAAAATTACAAACTTCTTTAAGTGAATTGGTTCAAAGTGGTGATATAACTCAAAAAGCAGCAGATAACGCAAAAGTTAACATTGATAAAATGACTAAGTTTGCTAATGCAACAAGAGGTCTTAATCTAAGAGATGGGGTAGCATCATATCAAGCTTTTCAAATATCAGATCTACATAATACAATTAACGAAAAAATTGACAATACTTTTGGTAAGGATGAAAATCTTCCAAAGGCTATATATGGCGTTTATGCTAAAAATAGAAAAATGGGTGCTGAAATATCTAATGCAATGAATAATGATTTGTCTGAGATAGTTGAGAATAAAGAAGCCTATACAAAAAATAAAACAAAATATGAAAATAGATTAAAAAGTTTTAGTGCTTTAGCTCAAAAAGTAGTTGACAATGAGATAGAGGAAGAAGAGTTTGCTAAAGAATTAAAGAATATAACAGATGATGTTTCTGATAAAACTAAACGAGAAACCAAGAAGAACAAAAAGGGCTCTACAAAAACAAAAACTCCTGCAGAAATACTTACTGAAGCTGAAAATAAAGTTAAGATACAAGAGTTAGAAAAAGTAAAAGAAGAAAAAATAGCTAAAGTTACAGACCAGTTCATAAAGGATGGAGATGTAGTTAAGAAAGAAGAAGCTTTAAAAAAGATTGAAGAAGAACATAAATCTTCAATTAAAGAGCTTGAATTAGCTGCTGTTAAGTTAGATGAAGAAACAAAACAAGATGTTAAAGAAGAAATTACACCTGAAACGAAGGTGGGTGAGACACCTACTGAAGGTGAGCAACAAGTTACAGAGGATATAGAAGCTCCTAAAAGTTACACTAAAGCTGTTGATGAATATAAGCAAACTGACCTTGGAGGGGGTAAAAAAGCGAAGGCTAAAAAAGATGCCCTTATAGCAGAAGCAGAAACAGAGGAAGGAAAAGCATTCGTAAAGAGTGAAGTAGATAAATTAGACCGTAATGATGACGGAACTATAACTGTTTACAGAAGCGGAACTATACAAGATGGACATAACCCAGCTACAACAAACAAACAAACTGCAGAGCTTATTGCATCTGAAAGAGGGAAGCAAGGACTAAGCACTGACATAGTTGAAGTGAAAGTAGACCCTTCTGATATCTCAGTGGTTGTGCCTGGGATTGAGAATGAAGTGCTTATTAAAGTTGATGAAGCTAACAGAAAGAGAGTTGATAAGGGTACAACAAAAATAAAGTCAGAAGCTGAAAGAAGCTCTATTGAGAAAGAATTATCAGAGGTAGAGGAAGCTTTAGAGAATACTAATAATTCTATAAAAGAGGGCACTAGTCCGATTTTAGAAAAAATAAAAGAAAAGAAACCTAAGCTTGAGCGTAAGATTAAGAATTTAAAGTGGCGATTAGAGAAACTAGATAATATCGAAAGTGATCAACAAACTATAGAAGATGTAGCGGATATAACTGAAGAACAAAGTAGTGATGTAAAATTAACTAAAGCGCAAGAACTTGCTCTTGAGCAAATGAAAGCTTTATACCCTGATATTACCATAGGGTTTACACAAGATGGAAAATCTTTTGAAGTTGGCGATGGTAAAATAGTAATGAATCAGGAGGAATTAAATCAAGTTGGTTATTCATTAAAATCAGTAAAAATACTTACTTCTGATAAGGCTAAACAAGTATTTGAAAAAGGTAAAAAGAATGGTTGGGATTTAAATAAAATTCTAGCTGAATTACAAATACCTAAAGAACAAAAAAGTTTAATACAAGAGGTATATGATAATCTTGTTTTTACTAATCCTGAAACAGGAGAAATAATTGAACCTACGTTAGATGAGCTTACAACGTCTTTGGCTGCTAATAATAGTTTTGTTGTTGAGGTTAATACTGCTGGACATATAGATCATGGATTTAATGTAGAGGATAATCAGATAGAACCTGATTTTGATGAACAAGGTAATATGTTTATACCTGAGCCTAAATTTAAACCAACTCAATATTACTCTAACCTAACAGTTCTGGGTGGCACTAACTATGCAGAAAATGAAATAGCTACACCTGATATTACGCCAGGCATTAAAGGACATGCTCAATTTAGTACTGATAATGGTATAGGATGGTTTAGAAGTGATGATAGATTAGATGTTAAAGAAAAAATAACAGATGAAGATATAGATGCTTTTATAAAAGCTAATCCAAACGGGAACCTTACTAAAGAAGATGCTAAAAATTATTTAGAAGATGAAAATAGTATATTTGGAAATACTGATTCTAAAACTCGTAGAATACTTGAAGTTCAATCTGATTTATTTCAGAAAGGTAGGGATAGTAAAAATTTAACAAATTCTCTTAATATACTGAATATAGGTACGCAAGAAAACGTAATGTTTGGTGTGGAAGAATATAGGTTTAAGTTTAAAGGTGCTACTTATGAAAGTCGTGTTAAGCTTAAATACATGTCAGATGAGAATCAAAATGAACCAGTTGAATTTTACACAAAAAATGGTGTCTCCATAGAAAGTAGTGAAATGATTGCAGCTAAAAATTCTTATCTAAATGGGCAATCTGGCACAAAAACAAATGATAATCAATTCTTACAACTATTAAACAAGAAAGGTAATTGGGTTAATTTCTTTATTGAATCTATAGTTCAAGATAGTGTTAAGAAAGGATATGAGAAAGTATTATTTCCTACAGGTAATACTGCTGCTAAAGTAGAAGGTCATCAGACTGTTGCTGATGAAATTAAAAGGATTGATAAAAAGATAGGAGAGGTAGATGAAGAACTTGGATTTTTAGATGCAAAGAGAGAAAAAGAGATATTTAAAGAGGAAACCCCATTCGGTTTTGATTTAGATTATTCAGATAAAGAATTACAAAGACTTGAAAATAAAAAACAAAGTCTTAAAACTCAAAAACAAGATCTTAAAACTCAAGGTTTAGAAAAACTTAAACCTGTTGAAGCTTTCTATACTAATAGAGTTGCTAATATACTTAATAAATTATATGATGTAAATGAAGTTACTGATGAACATGGCAACACTTGGAATGAAGTAGGCTTATCTCAAGAGAAAGCTAAACAAGAAATACTATTACAGCAAGATAAGGAAGGTAATATTAAAGGTCAGGCCAACATTGATGCCATGTCTGTTTTGTTTGACAAGTCTAAAATGTCAGATGATACTATTTATCATGAATATGCACATCATTATATTGCTTGGAACAGAGAATCTTCTTTAGTTCAGGAAGCTATAGCTAAATGGGGGAGTGAGGAAGCTTTAGTACAAGCTATAGGAGAACAATCATTAAAGCAAAAAGGAGAAGCATTTAAATGGTTTAAAAAATTCATGGCTTGGTTAAAAGGAGATATAAACAAACTTAGCGATAAAAGTAAAGAAGAATTAAAAAATATACTTACAGATGCTTTTTTAACAAACGAAAAGCTTAATACGGTTAAAAAAGAATCAACAGTAGATAAGGCGCTTCAAACTTCAATGGATTTAGACTTTAAAGACCATACAAAAGAAAAGCCTTTTGATGACTTTATGAACGAAGTTGAAATTGAAGAAACTCAACCAGCACAACCAGCTAGTGAGGTTAAAGGAAAGAATGAAATAAGTAATGATAAAAATACAGATGAGCAAATAAAGGAACAAAAGGAATTTACTAATTCAACTATTCAGGATAGAATATATCAAAATCCTAAACTTTACAAAAAGATAAAAAAACATTTTAGAAAAATATTTCCTAATATATCTGTAACTGAAGTTGATAAATTAATATCTCAATACGGTCCTCAAGCATTAGCAAGGGTAGTTGAAAAAGGAATTGAAATTGATACTTCTCGTGCTTTTCAAAACTCTATTATACATGAGTATGCTCACATATACATAAAGACTCTTGGCAAGAATAACCCATTAGTTAAAGCTGGATTAAAGTTTATTGCGGGAACTC